TATGCAAATGCAAGGTGTATATTACAAAAGAAACGATGTGGAAGACGCTAGAGAACAAATTGGTGTTATAGCACAAGACATGGAAGAGATTGTACCAGAAGTTGTGTTGACTGCCGATGATGACATGCAAACCAAATCTGTTGATTATGGAAAATTATGTGCTGTTCTTATAGAAAGCATAAAAGAATTAAAAGCAGAAATTGATGAATTAAAGAAGAATTAATCATGGCGTTAGCAGCATCAGGAGCAATAAGTTTTTCACAGATACGAGATGAATTTAGTCCTGGTAGTAATACGTCCGTGTCTATTAGTGATTATTACTTAAACGGTAGTAAAGTAAAACCTAAAGCCGATGACAATAACGCAACACATTTAGGATCAGGAATACCTACAAGTGGCGCAATAGCTCCTTCCGATTTTTATAGTAAAGGTGTTGGTTATCAATTTACTATAAGTTCTAATGCAACTAACCAAAGTTTAGCTACTATTTTTGGAGATGATTATGATGTTGATTATCCTAAAATATTAGTCATTAATTCAGGTGTACAAGTGGGGGCCACTAGTACCAGTAATAAAGCTTTGAACATACCTTCGGGTGCTGCGGGTGCTATTACAATACAAAATGCAGGTTCTATACTTGGATATGGAGGAGCCGCTAATGGTGGGACAGGTGGAGATGCTGTATTAGCCGCGTCCGAATGCACCATTACAAACACAGGAACAATAGCTTCTGGTGGGGGTGGAGGTGGAAACGGCGGTGCAGGTGGAAATGGTGTTTTAGAAATCAATACCGCTTTAAATAATTTTGTTGACGAGGGTGGAACGCCTTATGGAAGTGGTAACGCTCCTAACAATGATGCGCCCTCTTGGTTTGATGCAGGAACTACACCTGGATATGGCGGAAATAATGATTTAAATGGTCAAGGCGTTGTTAGTAATAGAAAATGGGGCGGTATTAATGGAAACGCTGCTCAAAGTGGTTCCGTCAATGTATCTTGGGGATTGTTTACAGCGTCATCATCTTTTAGAGGATCACTTGCCAACAGAGGTCCTTTTTATTGTTCGTTTCAACTAGGAAATTCTGGTACTTATACCTTATCTAGTGCTAGAATAACTTCTACATATGGTTCTGGTTACGGTACTCCTACTATAAATATAAGCACTAGTAACACTTCAGCAGGAACTACTTTGACTAGTGGTCAAACAATAAATTTAGCTGCGGATACTACTTATTACTTAGTTGGATATTTAAGTAATATAGGAGGTGGTACAAATTTATATTATAATAACTTTGACTTTAGTTTTAGTAGACAGGTAAAATCTATTACAACAGGAGGATCCGCAGGAGCAGGTGGAGTTGGAGCGGGCTTCGGTGTAAGTGCCGGATCAGGAACGTCAGGTGGAGCGGCTGGTGGTACTAATGCAAGCGCAGGAGGAGCAGGGGGAGACGGCGGTGCTCTTGGAACCGCGGGCGGTAATGGAACAGCGGGTGGAAATGGCAGTGGAGACACTATTTCTTTTCCAGCAAGTGCCCCTACTAACGGAACTAGTGCTTCTTCAGGTGGATCGGCGGGAAAATATATTAATGGGTTAAGTAATGTTACACTTAACAATTCAGGAACGGTAGCAGGGAATACAGCATAATGCCTTTTACTAAATTACAATTTAAGCCGGGAATAACAAGTGATATAACTTCTTACAGTAACGAGGGAGGTTATGTCGATGGTGACAAGATAAGATTTAGATTAGGTTTTCCCGAAAAAATAGGTGGTTGGGAAAAATATTCCGCTACACAATATTTAGGATCAGCTCGTAGTTTGCACAACTGGTCGGCCTTAGATGGTTCTAATTTTTTAGGTATAGGTACTACATTTAAATATTATATTGAAGAAGGCCTTTCTTTTAACGACATTACACCTGAAAGAGCTACAACTACTAATGGTATTACGTTTGCCGCGACCAACGGGTCCGCGACTATAACCGCGACAGACTCGGCCCACGGTGCCGTCGAAGGAGATTTTGTTGTAATATCGGGTGCGGCTTCTTTAGGAGGTACAATTACTGCGGCCGTTTTAAACATAGAGCATCAAATTGTAACAGTTCCAAACGCTAACACTTACACTATCACAGCCAGTGTAAACGCTAATGGTTCTGACACAGGAACAGGTGGTGCGGGTGTTGATGGTGTCTACCAAATAAACACGGGTCTTGATACGACTGTTGGTGGAACAGGATGGGGCGCTGGATTGTTTAGTGGTATAACAACTTCGGCCTTACAAACGCAACTAAACGAGGCATTAGATAATAGTGAGACTGCTGTTGATGTTGACGATGAGACAGGGATGACTACCGCTAATGATGTTATACTTGTAGATGAAGAATTAATGCTTGTTGCTAGTACGACTGATGACAACACCATGACTGTAACCAGAGGTCACAGCGGTACAACTGCCGTAGCTCACGATGATAACACTCTTGTAAGATTGGCTGTAGGTAACGCTTCGGGGGCTTCTGATTTTAGTGGTTGGGGTGACGCGGCTTCTGGTGGTGTGACAACAACTGGTGAATTAAGGATATGGTCAGAAGATAATTTTGGAGAAGATCTTTTAATTAATCCAAGAGATGGCGAAGTTTATTATTGGGATAAATCTGATAACTTATCCACAAGAGCGGTAGAAATAAGCACCGAATCAGGAGCTAGTGACACACCAACGGTTGCCAAACAGATCATGGTTTCTGATCAAGATAGGCACGTTATTGCTTTTGGTACTAACACTATAGGGACCACGATCCAAGATCCTTTGTTAATACGTTTTTCTAGTCAAGAGTCTTTATTAGATTGGACACCAACTGCAACGAACACGGCGGGTGATTTAAGACTTGGTGGTGGATCAGAATTTATACAAGCCGTAGAAACCAAGCAAGCCATATTAGTTTTTACAGATAAAACACTTCACGCCATGAAATTTATAGGTCCTCCTTTTACATTTGGTTTGCAAGAGCTATCTAAAAACATCACCATCATAAGTCCAAAGTCAGCTGTTCCTGTAGGTGACGTTGTGTATTGGATGGGAAGAGATACGTTTTACATTTATTCTGGAGGTCAAACCCAGCAGATACCTTGTACGGTCAAAGACAAAGTGTTTTTAGATATAAATACAGAACAGTTTGATAAAGTATTTGGCGGAGTTAACAGTGAGTTTAATGAAATTATTTGGTTTTACCCTAACGCTAGTAATACAAATAACAGTAATTATGTAATTTTTAATTATGCGGACAATACATGGTATTATGGCACCTTAGCTAGAGATGCATGGATAGATAGAGGGCTTAGAACTAACGCACTGGCCGCTGGAGGCGGTTATATATTTAACCAAGAGATTGGCTTTGATGATGATGGTGTTGCCATGGATTCTTTTGTGGAGACAGCTCCTATTGATATAGGTGACGGTGAAAAGTTTGTTTTTATCAAACGGATCATACCAGATATAACCTTTAGTGGATCTAGCGCATTGAGTTCTCCGAGTGCCACGTTTACTTTAAAAGCTCGCAATTTTCCGGGAGTAAACTTTACAGACAGTGACACAGGAAGCACGACCCGAACTAGTACATCTCCTGTAGAGGCTTTTACAGAAAAATTAGATGTACGAGTTAGAGGTCGGTCTTTTGCTTTACGGATTGAATCTGACTCATTAGGGTGTAAATGGAAGTTAGGATCGCCTCGTGTGGATATTAGAGAGGATGGTAGACGATAATGTTAGTTACTAGTATTCCTCAATACATACAAGGTTTAACAAACGCAAAGTTAGATTTGACAACAACGAATGCTACCACATTGTACACGGCTCCTAGTGCTGCTGATTTTAACGCTTCAATCATTAACTCTATATTAGTGTCAGAAGATTCTGGTAATGCGGACACAATAACTGTAACTATTACTAATGGTAGCACAGTGTTTAGTTTGTTTAATGTAACAGCTGTAGCGGCTAACACTACGGTTGAGTTACTAACAAGAGATTTAATATTACAAAGTGGAGAGATATTAAAAGTAACAGCGGCCACGGCAAACAGGCTACATGTGATTGCAAGTGTACAAGAATTGACTAAAACAAGAATTACGACTAGTGCTGTTATATAGGATTGAACAACTAAAACTTTCATGATAAGGTAATAAACATGACTGCAAGTTTAAAAACAAAAGAAATACCAGCTGGCGGAATTGCAGGTTTTGTAATGACGGATGAGCAGATTGAGCAACTAGAAGCCGAAGAGCTTCAAGAGCAATACGGCACGACTGGAATTGCACAGTTTTCTACTATTGGCAAGAATATGGCAAACTTCGGTAGGCACGGAGATGATACCGTAGCTCACGTTGAAACAGGCGAGCTTATCGTCCCACGGGCCTTGATTGAGAAGAACCCCGAATTAAAAGAAAGTATATTTAATCACCTAAGAGAATTAGGTGTAGAAGACCCTGAGAGATATGTGGTTGGTGCCGCAAAAAATAGTATAAATCCAGAGACAGGCTTACCAGAGTTCTTTCTCGGTAAATTTTTAAAAAAAGTAAGCAGAGGTTT